TACGCAATTTCGAGCTAATCCCGCAGGACTTCAAAGCGGAGAGCAACATCTCGATCTTGTTATCAAAAAGGCTTTCGTCGTGAAACGAAAACCAATCATCAACCAGAGGACATGTCACATCCTTATCGTGCAATCCAGACTCCTTTACCGTCAGCCAATATTCTCTGTCCAGGAGAGAGAGAACCATCTCCTCCTGACGAGCTTTCGGAACTAAGAGCGATCGCCACGACCTCCGGCAGGGTTTTGCCTTGAACTTTTCTTTCTTCTTTCTCTTATCCTCCGCTTTTTTTATGTTCAATGCAATTCCCTGCGACCTTAAACGCCTCACTTCACGATTGATCGCCGAAAGCTCAATTTCCCTGGAAAGATCGTAACCAACAGGTTTCTTTACCACGGGAAATATATTGTCGACACGAGCTTTCGGACGATCAGATACTGAAAGCAAGGCCTTCCTTATCTTTCGACTCTTGCGACATGCTGCCACATGAGGATAGGGAAGTTTTTCCAGATGCTTCTCCTGTTGGAGGGCAAGAAGATTTGCGTTTGCCTTGACTACGGCAACGAAACCAGGAACAGTCCGCGACGCTTCGAATGCCAATCCGAGAACGTCTTCTGTGTCAGGCTTCATGTAAATTGCCGAAGCATTAGTCTTCTTCTCCTTCATTTGACCGCCAGACGAGAACAGAGTGGAATTAATCTCAGCAACGGTGGCTGATACCATGCTCTTCTCTTCGTTGACCGTAAGGCCTATCTCACTGCCATGGTAAACCACAGCAGAACGGAGATCAGTTCTCTGTCCCGGCTCACGAACCAACAGGTCGTCTCCATTTATCTTGCATTTGTGTGAGGTCCACTCGACGAAACTGATCTTACGGGCAAGATAAAGATCAGTGAGGGCCATATCCACACATGTCTTGTTGATGAGACAAAGCAAAGGGAAACTCATCACACTCCCCATAGGCTGCCCCCGGTTGAAGTCCTGATATCCCTCCGGATAGTCAGCTCCAGTGAGCTCTGTCTCGAGGTCAAAAAGACGGAGCTCGCCGAGGACACGGAGACACCTGATCTGCTCATCATCAAGGTCATCCGCTGCCGTTATAAGTTCCTCAATAGCAGCCTGAACGTAGGCTTTCTTAATGGAATCGGTGGCCGCAGTATAGTCGAAACTGTTAAAAGGGCCATCTCCATTCAGAGAAGTGACATGCTCCTCAGTTGGATCTCCCACGAGAAGCCAACCCATGTCGCTAAGGAAACTATAAAGGGAAGAGTGAAGAGGTGTGAGAACTTCGGTATTGAAAGAAGAGTAACAGGTGACGATCCTGGGTTTTCCCTTGGAGAAGACCAATGCCGCTCTACACCTGTCGGAAAATGGCTCCTCATTCCAATTACCTCCGCTCTTCACAGAGTGGAAGAGAGAAGCACTGCCATTAGGTATGAAAGGTCCAGGTCTGGTGTTCCACTTACGCGGAATATTTGATCGAAATGCTTTGCGAAAAGCACTCAAATGCACCTCACTGACATCAACCGGCTGAGAAAGAAAACCACGCCACTCAGTAATCTTCTCAGCGAATCTTGGCTCGCAGTACTTACAAACAAAACGTTCTACTTTCATGCAAGTTTTTACGCTCAATTCCTGCACTTCATTAAGTTCGTCAGGCATCATCTCCCGTACTGCCTTTCGTAACTCTCCGCACTGAATTTCGTCGCGTAATTTACTCACATCGATAGGGAGGTCCAACTCAAGGGAAAGGTGAGAAGCAAGGCGGAGAGCCTGTGACTTCAATTTCTCTGAGCGGGTACAACTGGACAATGAAGCCAAGGGCTGGAACATGTTGGAAGAACTGTTCCCAGAACCCGAGGTTTCATCCTCCTCCTCTACCGGTATCGCGTTAACTCTCCCATGACGAGCAGCTCGAACAGCTCTCGCACAAAGTCGTCTTTTTCGTTTATTCTCCTTGACGTATCGGAGTTTTTCTGTTTCCCCCCTAGCCCTTCTCACTTTCGAACAATCTTCTTGCGAAGAAAGCTCTATCCCTTTCGGGCCCACAGTAACTGCTCCAATAGCTTCCCGAAACTCAGGGAACGAAACAACCATGTCTGGTTGACTACTTAAAGGCCAGCCCCCCGAAGGGGACGGACCCCCTGGGGCTGTAGCAGATTGTAGTGACAACAAACGGTCAAGTACTGCGAATGGATTGGGTAACACCGTAAGGGGTACTCCAGGAGTAGCGTCGCATACCATACACACCCCGCAGGGAGAATAATAGGTACAGCTTTCTTCTTCAATTTTTGTCTTCATGTATTCTTTATTGTTATCGTTCGACTTTAGTTTTCTTCGGGTATCACACGAATTCTCCGAATACACTTCTTTCTTTTATTCTCGCTGTGTAGAGTGAAAATCCAGCAAAGCCATTTTTAAGGTACGAAACCCGGCATGGACAGTATCACCTGTTGTCCAGACAGGGGGAATCGTAAGCCTCCAGAAACCGATATCAACGACGTGAGCCAGTCGACAACGGCGCGTTTGGGAACGCTAAATCCTGGCCAGAGC